TCAGAATTATCTAAATCGGGGTATAAAAAGAAACAGGCTATTGCTATTGCACTTAGTAATGCACGTAAGTCTAAGAAACCCAAAAAGAAGACGGGCGGAAAGACTTAAAATGAACCAAGATGATCTTTTAATTTGCGCTTTTCGTTACTGCTTAGGACGCAAAACATATGTAGTTGGACAGATGTGTAATCACATCCGAGATACCTGGGATAGCATCTGCGGCGCATACCAAACACTTATCATGAAAGAGATCCACGAAGCGATCCAAAAGGAGCGCTGCGGGATGGAACAAGACTGTGATGCTTGGAGGTGTCTGCTTAACGATCTCCATGAACGGCAGACAGGTAAAACAGGAGCAACGTACGAATGATTGAATGCATACGCTTTAAAAGCTTTGAAAAGGGCCACCTGCAAGGGTTCGCCGATTTCTACATCGAAAAGTGGGGCGTCGAGCTGCAAGGCTGTTCGCTTTACATGAAAGATGGCAGACGGTGGGTTAATCTGCCAGGTAACGAGTATACCAACAAGGAAGGCGAAAAGAAATATGCGCCATTCCTGCGCTTCAAGGAAAAGGAACACTGGACGGCGTTCGTCGAAGCAGCTAAGGCAGCGATCGACAAATGGTGTGCGGAGAATCCCCAGGATCAGCCGGAACAACCTATGTCAAGCGGCTTTACATCTGAGCCCGAACAAGGACTACCCTTTTAACTTAAAAATTGGCGATCAAACCTAATAAACGGAGGAAAAACATGGCCTACGTAGTGACAATGACCTACAAGGACGAGAAAGCCGTCAACATCAAGATTAAGGAGGAAGAGATCGAGAAGTTCTTCAACGTCAAAGAAGGAGAATCGGATGTCAAAGTTGCGAATCATGCTCACGAAAGCACTGCAAAGCTACCAGGAGAAGAGGATCGACCTGAAGGCTCAGAAGAAGGCGCTTCGGAAGGCTGAAGACGATGCCTTTGAACAGTTTCTGATGGACTGCGACCGAGCATACGAAGAATGCGAAGTACCTACGCGCCGCTCTGCGTGGCTGCGAGAATATTTACAATTTTGGAAGGACAGCGAATAACATAGGTCAGCCTACATGCACATTAAGGAAGCCACGAACCACACCGGCCAACTGCCGGTCGGCGACCTTACCCTCTCAGTCTCTATCCTTAAGGACGGGACACCTGTAATAGGGTACGGAAGCGCAGAAAGATTTTTCGGATTGGAGTCTCACAAGGGGACATTCTTTCCACGACTACGCGGAGAGCTGGCCAAGACTGTCGGTGAGCCCATCCACTGGCAAATCAAGGGCCAGAAACGCGTTCATCGCGGTTTTGAAGCCTCGATTCTCTATAAGTTCGCCAAGACGCTTGTTCGTCAGGCAAAGTTTGACGAAAGGGATCTGTCCCCGGCAAAGCAGCAAATTATCGAGCGCTGCTGGGCACTTGTTGACGCCTTTGGGGAAGCTGGCGTTCGGGCAGTCTGTTACGACGCTGCAGGGTATCTCGCTGAGATCAAGCAAGGGGCCATGGTCGAGTACTTCAACAGCTTCCTTGTTGACTGCTTCAAGCCCTGGGCAAAGCGTTTCGACTACGAGCTATGGCGTGAGTTCTACCGAGTCTGGGGAAAGGAGATCCCCTACGACCGGCCTATTCACGAAGGCGCATGGCTTTCTAAGCTTCTTGACGTCTACGTTTACGGCGTTATGCCCAGAGAAGTGATCGACGAAATCAAGACGCGCAATCCATACGTCAAGGGTACCAGGTTCCGGCAGCGCAAGAATCATCAGCATCTTAGTGATGACGTGGGTGATCAGGCACTGATGTCAGTAATAGCGCAGATCAAGTCGCTCCTGAAGCTCACCCCTCCAAATAACCCGGCTAAGTTTAAAGAACTTCACAAGAAAGTGTTCCATAAACCAGACCAAATGGAATTTGGATTTGGAGTTGACTTATGAAGTGGAAATTAGAAAAAAGACTAATAAAGGACTTGCGACAACATGCTAGGAACCCCAGGAAGCTCGAGAAGCACGACGCCGAGCATCTTAAGGCGAGCATCAAGCGCTTCGGACAGTGTGAGCCTCTGGTCATCAACAGCGATGACACCGTCATTGGAGGTCATCAGCGTATGCGTACGCTCCAAAAGCTTGGATACAAGGAGGTCGATGTCTACGTACCCGATGAACCTCTCACGGACCGAGAGGTTGACGAACTCAATATCCGCCTTAACCGCAACAACGGTTCGTGGGACTTTGATATGCTTGCTAATGCTTGGGAGCTTGACGATCTTTTTGATTGGGGCTTTACAGAGGGCGAGTTTGGCCTTGGCGAGGAAGCTGGAGCCGATGCCGGAGCTGGTGATGATCCGGATGCGGAAGCTCCACCAGCGTTATTTAAAATCGAAGTCGGTAATGACGAAAGAACGTCCTTCGAAAACCAGCTGGACGACCTTCTTTTGAAATTCCCGACTGCAAAAAAGAAGGTGAAATGATGCCGACAGAAAAGATGAACCCCGATTCATTCGCTCCTCAGTCAAAGGGGCGTTCCCCAGGAAAGAACTACAAACCAAAGAAGGAAGTAGACTGGGAGCTGGTTAAGAAGCTTTGCCAGATGCAGTGTACTCAGGATGAAATAGCGGCCTTCTTAGAAATCAGTGAAGACACCCTACAGAAGGCCTTTAAAGAGGTATTCGAGGGATTGCCAAAAGACACATTTAGAGAGTGGCGTAAAGGAGGCAATTGCTCGCTTCGACGTAAGCAGTGGAAGCTAGCGGATAGCAACGCCGGCATGGCGATCTTCCTAGGCAAGCAGTACCTTGGTCAGGAAGACGACTACGGACATAAACACACCGGAAATGTGCCTGTCACGGTCACTAATTTCGGAGACGGAGACCCAGAACCTTGGATAAACAAAAATGCCGACGAAGAAAAGAAGTAGAGAAGGAATCACTATACCTGCATTTGTTCCCCGACCTTACCAGGTTGATTTCCTTCGTGCTATGGACAACGGTCTTAAGCGTGCCGTGCTGGTATGGCATCGTCGTGCTGGCAAGGAAATTGCTTGCTTCAATTGGCTCGTAAAGCAGGCGTTTTGGCATCGCGTCGGCACGTACGTTTATTTCTTTCCAACTAGTACACTTGGTCGTCGAATATTATGGGATGGGGCCAATAAAGACGGTAAACGTTTTTTGGATTATATCCCTAAAGAGATTATTGATGGTAATATCAATAATAACGAGATGAAAGTGAGGTTAACCAATGGTAGCGTCATCCAAGTCATCGGGTCTGATCAAATCATCAACGTTGGGATTAACCCTGTTGGGTGCGTCTTCTCGGAATACTCGTTGCAAGATCCTAAGTGCTGGAATTTCATACGTCCGATCCTTCGTGAAAACGATGGTTGGGCGGTCTTTAATTTCACGCCACGTGGTAAGAACCATGCCTACGACCTGTACCTTATGGCAAAAAGCAACCCTGAGTGGTATTGCCAAAAGCTCAGTATCAACGACACGGGTGTGCTTACTGATGCTGATATGGATGCCGAACGTGCCGAAGGCATGTCGGACCACCTTATCCGCCAAGAATACTACTGCGATTTCGATCAAGGTGCCGAAGGTGCTTATTACGCCAAACTCTTAAACCAGGCTGAACTCGATGGCAGAATCACGCGCGTACCTTATGACCCTGCTACTTGTGTGGATACTTACTGGGATCTTGGTGTATCAGACGAGACAGTTATACTCCTCGCTCAGAACTGTGGCAATCAGATCCACATCATCAACATGTATCGCAACCAGGGAGAGGGGCTTAACCACTACGCCCGGTGGTTGCAGGAAGAAGGCAAAAAATGGGACTACACTTATGGTAGCCATTACGCACCCCATGACATTCAGGTAAGGGAGCTTGGGTCCGGCGCTCAGACGCGTCGGCAAATTGCTAAGGATCTCGGCATCTCGTTCGAGATTGTGCCGAACATCCCTATACAGGAAGGTATCGAGCTTGCCCGCGGAGTATTTCCACGTTTATGGATTGATTCGGAAAAATGCTCGCATTTGGTCAAGTCAATCGAGAACTACCACAAGCGCTTCAACGAAAAGCTGAATGTTTATAGCGACAAGCCCGTCCACGACTGGTCATCACACAGCGCAGACGCGTTTAGGTACCTAAGTGTTATGCAAAACAAGGCGCGAAAAGGGCGAATGTCGGAGGAGGAGGCGAATTTAATGGAATCTATGTATAGATTTCGTCATTAGAGGCATGTATATACAAGACTGAAAAGTAAAGATTGTATAATATGTGTGACAAGTGCTGAACCACATTAAGCACTAGAAACCTACACGCGAGGCAGGGAGTAATTACCCCGTTCCAGGCCGCTACCTGGGCCTCGCATCCTTTCCTGAGCGGAGGAAAGTAAAACTCTGCTTTGTGCAAGGGATGCGATGGCTACAGATAGAGACATCATCAGGGACTTCGATACCTACTACAATGAAGCGTACTATGCGTGGGATCCGTTCTTCCCTGAAGCCGAGCGTGATTTACGGTTCTATCTTGGCGACCAATGGGACGAGCAGGAAAAACGCCAGCTTTTCCAGGAAGGTCGAAGCACCTTCGTCTTCAACCGCGTCCGTCGCAACATCAATATGGTCACGGGATACCAGAGAAAGCACCGTCTTTCCTCTGTAGTAGTTCCCCAAGAAGATTCCGACCAAAAGACCGCCGACCAACTAAGCGCTCTCCTGCTTTACACCATGAATTCCGCCGATGGATATCAGGTAATTAGCGATTGCTTTGGTGGAGCGCTAAAAACGGGCTGGAACCTAGCGTCTCTATGGGTTGACTACCGCGACGATCCGATCAACGGAGACATCAAGTTTAATCGGGAGTCTTACAACTCCTTCATCATGGACCCGTACCTCACCAAATTAGACTTTTCAGACTGCCAATACATCCTAAGACGCAAATATCTCAGCGCTGACCACGTGGCTAGCCTTCTTCCTGGGCAAGAAAAGGAAATTTACCAGCTTCAAAAGATGGGCTGGGAGCGTGACGACAAGTTTACGTGGCTTCCATACCAAAGACAGCCAAACGGCCAACAACTGA